TTTGGATTTGTTTTTGTTGTTGTTCAAATAACTTTTCAATTTCTTGGTCTGAATTGTTATTCTTCTTCCAATTAGAATAAAGAGCTGTCAACTTGGTTTCAGTTGTTTGCTTTTTAATCTCATCCTTAATTGAAACTGTTTTAGTTGTAGTTGCTTTGCTTGTATTTTGATTATTCAAAGCATTAACTAATTCTTCTGCACTAGCATATTCTGAACCAGATAAACCAAAGGCAGCCAAACATCTACCCAAAGAACTTGAACTACAGTTCTCTAAAGCACTTGTCTTATTAATAAAATTTGCGTTTCTGTATTCTTCTGCATGACCTACTGCATAAATGGTATCTGAAATATATAATTCAGTTTTTACAACTACCCTGTCGGCATCATGGAAAACAACTTCCTCATTAAATCTAGCTTCAGGAAAATATTGTAATAAATGTTTATGTCTTTCATTAACTGTAGAATATTTTTTACCTTTAATATTTACAGTTGGGATATTGATTAAGGCATCAAGACATTCTTTTCGTCTTTCCTTAAATCCTCCCTTACTTTTTTCTTCTGCTTGTGGTTTTAGTTTCATTTGTGTTTCCTTCCTTTTTTAATTTATGATTTGTAAATAATAATTCGTCTTTTAAAGATTGTATCTCTAGTTTTAAATTATGTATTTCCTCATCTCTTTCTAAAAGTTTTTTAGAATATCTTTTATTGTCTTCCTCAAGATTTCTGTTTTGAGTTTGTAGTTTTGCTAATTGTAGCATTATTGCATCTGTCATTTTTTACCTTTTAATACTTCCTCAACTGTTAAATCATACTGGATCATATCTTGTAGTGCTTGACCTGCTAAACCACCAAAAATCATTTTAAGATTTGCAGGTAGTTTTTTTCTTTCAGCTGCAGTAAGGACACAATAATTATATAACCATTGATCTAAGTTCATGTTTAATTGTGATGGACTCATGTGGTCTGCTGTAAACATTCCACCTTCTTCTTTTTTTAAATATTCTTTCCCAATTGTTTTCATGTTTTCCTTTTATTAATTAATACAAAATATGTCAATAAACTGTACGATATTAAATACAATCTTAGAGGTCATCAATATTGTATAGTTCTTTTATATCCACTTTATAAACTGCAGGTCTATTTTGATAACCAAAGTTAGTTAATCGTTCTGGCATATCGGTTATAAATGGAAACCAACCTTTTATTGTAAATTCATAATCTCCATCATGGATAATTAAAATATATTTTCCTTTTTTCTCTCCAGGTCTTATAAGCAAGAAATTATAATCTTTCTTTTCTTGTGTTCTTATCTCAATATTATTTTGAAAATCTGAGTCTGTATATCTTTCCATATTGTCAGTATAAGAACCATTATAAAATGAATTAGTTGATTTAGCATAAGCCACCTCACCCAAAGCACCTAAGAATGAATCGCCAAGTTGTTTTTTATAGTCCCCTTGATAGCCATAGGAAAAGCCTTTACCCATTTTAAGATTACCAATAAATCTTTTACTAGCTGTGTTTAATGCTAATTCAACTTCATTTGAGGTAAGTTTAATTTTTTTCATTTCTTGTCCTTTTTATAATTAATTCTAAATCTTTCTTGATCTAAGTCTTTATTTTTTCTTTCATATTCTTTTATAGTTGTATTGGTATGAAATTTAAAATAGCAACTAGCACATAAATCATTCCCATTTTCAACTACATCTGCTTTCATTCCACACTTGCAGCAGATCCTATAATCTCCATAAATATTAGTTTTATCTGTCATATAATAGTTTATTTCCTTTACTTGTATTTTCTCTAGCAGTTAAATATTGTAAATTATTTTCAACATGAAGACCACAAACAATAGGATTGTTTAAAGGTATAATATGATCCACATGATAGCCTTTAGGACAATTTTTATATATTTCTTTTATCTTTTCTAAATTACACCATTTAGGAACTGCATTAATTTTTAATGCTCTCCTTCTATTTGTTTTTTCGTTCATTTTTGCTTTACCTTCGTCAGTAGAATAATATTTTTTTCTATATAATCTTTGTTTTTTTTTATTAATAGGATTTGAATAATATTTTTTATCCGATATTTTTTTTCTTTTATAAACCTCTGGATTACTTCTATATTTTCTTTGATCTTTTAATATTCTAATCAAATATTTATTAAATTTTTTTAAATGTTCTTCTTGTTTAAAATTTAATTTTTTACCTTTTAATTTTAAATTTTTAAATTTTCTAGCTAGTTTTATATTTTGCCAAGTCATTTTGGCTCTTAATTTTCTTTTTTTAATTCCTTTTAATGATTTTTGATATTTCTTTTGTTGTTTTTTACAATGTTCAGTTTGTCTATATCTTTTTAATGATTCTTTTCTTTTGCCGGACACTCTCCAAAATATTAAACAACATTTTCTTGAACAATATTTTTTTGTTTTTCCTTTTGATTTATCTTTAAATTTTTTATTACAAATTTTGCAATTTTTTTCTATAATATCTTTAAATTTTCTTTTAAATTTATTTAAAAAAGAACCACAACAATATTTGCTGCAATATTTTTTTACTTTATTTCTTGAATTATCAATAAATAATTTATTACAATTTAAACATTTTTTCATAATCAATTCATTATTAAATAGGTTGTCCACATAATAACTTCTATAATGATAATTGTTTCAAGCATAATTATATTTCCTATTTATTTTATTTAACCAATTATAATAAAAATTAATTCTTAATTCTAAAGACTCACAATCATTAATTTCATTATAATAACTTCTTGCAGATACTTTTTCTTGTAAATATAAAAATTGATATTTTTTTAATTTTTTATGATTTCTAAGCATAGATTTTTATTCCTTCCTTTTAATCTTTTAATCTTATTCCAGGTAACTCCATTGATAGACCTAGAGCCTTCAATAATATTTTTAAAAGTAATAAGTTTTAATTGCTCAATATTAATTGAGGGTTTTTCTATTTCTTTCATGAATGTTTTTAAGTAGTTCTTTCCTTTTATTTTCCCAGATTTTTTTAAAACCATTGGGACAATTATTAATCATATATTTGAGATTGTCTAGCCTTCTCCTATCTTGTCGTCTTGTATAATCAAATATAAGAGGATAACCAAATTTATTTCTTGTCATTAATTAACCTTTTTTTTGATAATTTTCATAACAATCATTACATAAATAATATACATGACCAGAATAATCTAAATAATTAAAAGGATAACTTTCACAATCACCATTGTATAAATTATCATCATCACATAAATTTTCTTTACATTCATAACAATCAACTTGATTTATTAGTTTCATTTTTCCCCCTTTATAAATTTAATTAGCTTGTTGTAATATCTCTTTGGCAGCTCTACAATTTCGACTTTTGGGACAATGTCATTGTCAATTTTTAATTGACACTCTCCGAAGTCTTGGAAGTCGTAAAACTGTTTATTAGGGTTTTTATCCTCTAATATATTAGTTATTGATTCAAAGTCTTTATTTTTCATATTAACCTCAATTGTTTAGATTTGTTTTTTTTAATAAAATTTGTTTTTGTGAACATTTTATTAAACATTTTCCAACAGTTAGCAGGTGATCTATAATATATAGAACCAACATAACCGGTATCATCCATCTCATCGTTAGATAAATACCAAGATTTCATTTCAGTTCCATAATCAATAATTTTACCAGTTAATTTACTTTTAAAACGAATATTTATTTTAAATAAATTAACTTGAATAAAATCTTTTTTTGGAAATGAATATTTTGAACCTGGAAAATTTATTTCTTTTTTGGCTTCAAATAATAATCCTTGTTTTGATAAAAAACTAGAATACCAAAACCATTTTTTATTTTTCATATTATCCCCTCTTTAATATATCCTTTAAATAATTGTTTTATTTTATTATTGAAAATCTTTTTATTTTTAAAAATTTCAATATCATAAAAAGGACTATTATCTTTATGTGTTTTAATTCCATCATAAGAATTAATCACATATTTAGCCTTACCTACATTATACATTGTATTAAATGATTTA